GGTTTAATAGAAGAATCTGTCCAGCAGGCATCGCCGAGTATATTCTCCTTTTTAAAAAGATCAGATCCTTTAACGTTAATCTCTATCTCTTTGAATCTTGATAGGAATTTGTTACACACAAAGGAGATGGCTGCTCTGGCCATGTGTCTCTGGTGAGGATCTAATCCAGTAACTCTACGTCTTAAATAAACAGTCATAATATATTATACCATAAAACGATGGCGTTTAACACCGCTTTATTTTTTCTTGTTTCCAATGTTATATTTTGCAATCAACTCCCAATTAGATTTGTCTTTATGAGAAATGATTTTAATCTGATTGATAGGAGCAACTGGTTCTAATACTGAGTCTTTGTTGACAAGCTCTACTAGATCCCAATCACTTAGAAGTTTTATGATCGTATTCCTTCTACTCATATCTTCTTCAGAAAAATTAGATGGCTTTCCATCCAATGCAAATAATTCTTTGAAATGTACAATGTAATATCTGCCACGCTTGTGCAAGATGTGACACGATTGATATAGACAATTGTTTTTCGGAGATGCGATACCCATACGAGTCAGGGTCTCTTTGATCTTTAAAAAATCATCATCTTTAGCTAAGTTAATCTCAACGAGAGATTCTACAATATCGTTCATTTTTATTATCCACCTTTTTCTAGCTTCTGTTTTATTAGTATTATTTGCTCTTCAGTTAGGATAGATAATATTTGTGAAGCTCGTTGATTGCTGTAGCCATAATATTCTTTGACCGCTTCAATATCACCATCTTCTTCCTTTTTATACCACTTCGAAAACCTTTTACGTTTTCTTACTATATTTAGGAAAAACTCGTATTGAAGCTTATTGTCAAGTTCATGGTGGATATTCATTTCATTCGCAAGCGCAATCGTATCTTCGAAGTAAGATAGACCACGATTGATTAGAAATGGCTTGTATTCTTTTTCGGCGAGTGCATCATTGTCACTGCCAGACATCATGTTGTTCTTATTTACATTTATAGAGTTAAGATAATCAAACGGGTTACTCATAATTTAGTCCTGCATCATCGCTCAGTCTTTCTTCAAATTTCTGCTGTATAAGCTCCATAACCCTACCGCAATCATCACATACATCAAACTCAGCACCATCAATAACAATCTGAACTGGTTCATCACCTAGTTTAGTATCGCATTGTGGTACATCACAGACTTTCTTCTTCTTAAACATCTTCAGGTTCTGCCAATGTAAAGCTTACGCTATAATTCGTAAACATTGACTGGTAAGTTCTATAATAAGATTTATCGGTAGTCTTTAGTATGACTAATCGTCGGTCAGCAAACATTAAACCCCAATCAGCTGGACCATCATTATTGGTGCACATATCTAAATGCGTACCCCAGTCTGATTGACCAAGTAGCAGACAGAACATATAACTGCCTGAAGTCATGCACCAATCATGGCGTGTTGAGATTTGATCATGTCCTTCATGCTTTACAGCTTTAAAATCCTGAAGATCATCATAAAACGAATCTAAACTATCAGCTGGCCAAAGATAGCGAATAGCATCTTCGAGCGGTGTGTCTAAAATCTGAGATTTTAGATTGGCGATATACTCTTGATCATTGTTATCAATAGCTTCAATAATAGCAGCTGCCTGTTCTTCCGATACTGCATCGTCAACAAAGGCATGTGGCCATGGGTCATCACTAATCATTGCGTCTTTAATTTTTGATACTAACATAATATTTTACCATATATCCTTTCGAAATGTTACACTCCACTTATTATCTATGTTAGGAAATTCTTCCATATGTATGTGAAGTAGTTCTGTAAGTTCGGTTATTACCTGCGATGGAAATCCAGATCGAGTGCCACGTTCTGTATAGTCATACATGGTTAAAGACTGAAGTTCATCTAGACATTCTTGGCTGCCCCACAGCATCGTAATTCTAAATGCAAGCCTATCATAGTTCTCATCGATGAATGATTTCTCTATGTTACATCGAGTAAGAAGATCAGGAATAAGTACTCCTAATTTATCTGGCTGCTTAGGAAAACTCACAATTAATCATGATCTCAGTGAGACATGCCGTCATATTTATTTCAGGATCAGCAACGAATGCTGCTTTATATTGATAGTCAGCCAATATGAGAATGAGCTGAGGTACTGATGAGGATGGCATAAACTCGCTACAGCTGTCATAGATCTTACGAAATATAACACTGCTATCCATATCGCTATTTTCAGCAAGCCATTTTCGAACTTCGGTAAAATTCTTGTCTTTTAAATTCTTTACAAGATTGTTAAAGTTCTCGTTGGAGAAGTTTATAAGAATACCAGAATCAATTTTACCAGTAGCAGAATATCTTTGCAATTCATTAAGAATACGACGGGTATCCGGAAAGTGTTGCTTTACAACTTCAGCAACAGCAGGTACTTCGAATTCGACATTCTCGGTTGTAAGAATATGCTTAATACGAAGGAATACTTCTTTAGCAATAAGCGGCTTATCTTCTTTCTGTATCTTAAAATCAATGACGCTACATCGAGAATGTAGAGGTTCGATGATCTTGTTTTTAAAGTTACATGTAAGAATGAATCCACAATTTGCCGAATACTCTTCCATAAAGTTGCGAAGAGCTGGTTGTGTTGAATTGGCGTTAAGGTAATCGGCCTCGTCTAAGATAACATACTTACGACCACCTTGTAAAGATACCGACGATGCAAACTGCATAATCTCATTACGTAGTGTGTCAATGTTACCATTCATAGAACCATTGATTACAATGTAATCGCATTCTAATTCTTCACACATTGCTTTCGCAACAGTTGTTTTACCTACACCTGCACCACCGCAAAGAAGTAGGTTAGGAATGTTGCCAGCTGAAACAAATTGTTGAAAGGTTTGTTTCAGCTGGCTCGGTAGTGCAATGTCCGCTACCGATGTGGGCCGATATATTTCAGTCCAAAGAAAATCATTACGCATATATTACTCACATTGGTCATTATTAATTAAAGGTTGAATTGCTTTCGATAGAAATCCAGTATTCTACAGTGTCATTAGAAAAGTGTGAAATGCCAACCTTAGAAAGAGATACATCATAATCACCGGGCAGCAACTTAAGATTGTCAGTTTTAAACACTGCAGAAAAATCTGCACCAGACCACTCATCGATGTCTACATCATATGTATCAGATGAAGGATTCTTAGTATCAGTTGCACGAATAGTTAGCTTACCATTTTCACCGGCAATAACAAAGTCAGGCAATGACATTACACCGAGAGCTTTCATGATCTCAGCGAATACTGCTTCCTCTAACTTAAAGGTTACATCGACATTTTCAATAACGATTTCTTTTGCAGGAGGAGTAATGATAGTAGAAGGATCAGCAAACGTATAGCTTACTGCTCGTCCCGGAGATTTGATATTAACAACTCGCTCATCGAAGGACAGCTCAGGAGATTCAAACAACGACATTACACCAAGGAATCGAGATAGATCATAGATAGCAAAAGACTGAGGAACAACATCAGGCAATTTTGCTCGAGCCATCATCGTTCGATTAGGTGAGATTGTACGCAGAGTTTGACCTTCATCAAACTGTAGCGAAGGATTAATTGAAGAGAAGTTCTTCAGAATTTTAACAGAACCATCGTTTAATTTCATAATATATTACCTTAGTTTTTCTTACCGAGTTTAGATGGATCCGCCGTTGCAGCTGCACCAATAGATGCCACGTGCGCAAGAGAACCACCGAATACATATGTACCAATATGCTTTAGTTGCATCCAAGGACACATCCAAATCTTCATACCCATACGTTTTACATTATAACAAAACATGTAATCTTCTGACAGGTATCGATTCGAATATTTTTCTGTTTGGATACCAGTACGCTTATCCTTTAAGAACTCTATGACCTCTTCTTTCGTAGCTTCAGGGTTTGCTTCATAGAATGCTTCCATTTCAGGAATAAGATTTTGTGTTTTGTCGTCGATCAATGCATCGAAATATGCCATGATTTCTCGACTGCCATCAAAGTTTTTTGTTCGAACATGATCAGGCAAGTATTCAAATTGAGGATATGTTTCAGCATACTTTTCGAATACTTTTCGCTGAATCAACATAAAGCCAGTACCACCTTCACCTACTTCAGCAGGCTCTGATACTTTAAATGATTTCTTATTACTTGCTGGATTGAATACAAAATCACCAACATAGTTTTCGAGTTGATTAGGATCTTGATCAGCAGCACCAGCTTCAACAGCCTGCTTAATCTTTTCCCATGAAATAGTTTTCTTTGGATATGGTCCACATAAGACATCATATTCGTCAGGATTCTGCATAGCTAGACCAAGAAGTGCAATCACATCTTGTGCTTTAAATGATATATCAGAATCAATAAAAATCATATGTGTACAATCACTTCGAAGAAACTCGTCAACACAATAGTTTCGAGCGCGTGTTACCAGAGATTCATTGAAAAGAAAATAGAACTGAAGAGGGATTTCGTATTGCTTACAAACCGCAGTCAGATCAGCGAGTGATCGTGCATACATACCAGCGCAGTTACCACCATACATTGGCGTCGCAAGAAATAACTTGCCTTTTTTCAGTTCTGCGAGAGGGACACTAATTTCCATAATATATCCTTTGTGTTTAGAATGTTAATTATACACCATATTGACAACAATGTACATGATTAAAAGAATGCTTCGAGAGTACTTTCTTGTTTTGCCAGAACTTCTAGCTTTTTAGAAGTGTTGTGTTGAAGTGTTACATCAGCTTCTATCCAGTTTCTTTTTCCTTCCAAAGAAGCTTTTACTTCTGTAGCCATATCGACAGCTGTTTGAAAAGGAACGTTTTGGCATATGTGGTTAAAGCTGCCACGAGGATTTAGCAACACATAATCATCAGGCATACCCATGATTGTCATTGCTTCTCTAAATGTGATGTACCTATCTTCATGAGGATGCGCAAGCATTGTAGGATAGTGTCCTACGAAAGATCCGATATGACCTTTTGGCAATAGAGTGCCTCTGCGCATGATGTTACCACCTGATTCTAACTTATCATACATACGAACAGCACGATCAGATTCACGTTTATACCCATTCTTATCTAGCCATCTTGATACACGAGCGTAGTCATGCTTATGCGATTCGATAAGTGAATACACATCGAGATAGTTTGGTGTTTTAGGATCATCGATATCGATAAGATCAAAGTGTTCACGATGTGTTATGCCACCATGCACTTCTTCTAGGATATATCTGTAGAAAGGATTATCAGTAGGCTTATGTCGATTAATTGTTTGCGACATAATATCTTCTTCAGGATCACCGCGTTCTACACTTAGAATAACATCTTCGATTTTTTGGAGGTCTCTTCGATAATATTCAAAGACTGGCACTTTAT